AGGTAAACTCTGAAATTTATCCCAAATGCCTTTAAGTGAATATGGGTCACCGCTTGTTGGTACTGTCGGTATATTTCTAAAACCTTCTTCAGCTAGTTCAACATCTGATAATACATTTTTACTTTTAACTGAAGTATCTGCAGCTTGAGTCTCGCCTCTACTAAATAATCTTCCTAAACCTCTTTCTTGAAAACCTTCTGGAGTATATGTTTGACGTCCAAAAACATTTCCCATTTCTGAACCTGATGCCCCACCTAATTTTCCAACACCTTTACCAAAGCCATAAGTTAATAGACCCTGTTTAAGAGCATCGGATAAACTTCCTCTTTTATCTAATCTGCCTATACCTCTCATCAATCCTGCAATACCTGGATAAAATGGTGCAACAAACGGTGCTGCTTTACTTGCAACATCTGCTAATTCATTTGGGATTACTCAATTTATATTAATAAATCAAGCTTATGTTACATCTCTAGGCTTAATTTCTAAAGCCGAAAGTACGACATGTAGTCTATTTGCAGTAGCTGCAGTCACCTTAATTACTTCGCTCTCCTTGGCGACTATAGGTGCTGATAGCAGTTCTGATGTTGCATTAGCCGATATAGCTTTAGTCTTAAAAAGACTAAAAACAGCGTCATCTGTATCGGTTAATGTAATTGTTATTGTATCTGCATTTCCTGAATCTTCCGATACTAAAATCGATTTAATAACAGCTGTAGCATAAGCAGGCACAGTATACAAGGTTGTTGCACTGGTGCTTGTCAAATCTACTTTTTTATTTACGAAACTATTTGCCATTATGCTAAAAAGAAAGCCTCCGCTTCTGATTCATCTTTTAAATCTTGTTGAAAAGATGTATTTAATTTTTGCACTACACTATCTACGTCTCTAACAAATGATTGTTGTATCTGTTGATCATATTCCGGTAGTGGTTGTGTTAATGATTGTACAATTCTAGCCATTATCTTCTTCCATCCGGTTGTATATCCAGTCTAAAAGTTCCTAATTTCCAGTGCTGAGTAGTACTAGTGTTATCTACTTTTAAAGATATAGCACGAGCTCTTGCACGTGTGTCTATTTTAGTCGTTGATGTTGTAGTTGTAAAAGGACCTAAAGATGAACTCGCCTGTGCATCCGTTGGATAGTTTTTTAAATTCAAAGTCACTCTTGCATCTCCTGTCTGAGTTAAAAAATCAGGTATAACTCTTCTAATTTTTAACATAAATTCTCCGTCTCCTCCTAAACCTTTTTGGTCTAAATCAAAATCTCCTGATTCAATGTTTGCAGCAATTGCTGAAGTTGTACCAGCTTTAACTTGATTAGTTCCAGTTTCATGTTCAAAATAAGTTGTAACACCATCTGTATTGCCAACTGTTGAATCACTTGTTGCATCACTATCATACTCAGTTCCATGTGGTTTACCAAAAATGGATGAATCAAACCAGGATGATCTAGCTAAAGAACTTGTAGTCCATACCGGTCTTTCTGCTGAAGAATCCATATAGTTATAAGTAACAGATCTATTATTAGATGCAGCTCCACTACCCGGATAAAACCATGTAACTTCGCCAAATAGATTATTTAATCCTGCAAAAATATGTTGTCTAGGAACAGTTGCTAAATCATCATATATATAATCTTCAACCAAGCACGGTAAAGATTCTAATCTACCTGTATATCTAAAGAAACCATTTTCTCCCATCCAGTATGCAGAACCATCCACCTCAACTGCAGCATTCTGTCCGATAAGTCCACAGTTTGTACCCACCTGTTGGAAAGAGAAAGTAAAAGGTGGACCAACAAATCTCATAATAAACATGGAAGTGTCTGTCCAAATATAAATTGCATCTCTACCTCTTATTGCTCCAACAATTCTTGTACCATCTGCAAGTCTTTGAGTACCAGCAGTATTCGTCGAAGTTGGAGTCCAAGTCGTTAAAGATTCTTGGGAGGACCATCTAATATACATGTCATCCTGTGTACTTGTAGTTCCAATTGTAGTTTCTGTTCCAAAAGCAATTAAGTGCCTATCCGGTGTAGAAACTAAAGTAAATTGTGTTGCTGTTGGTGCACCGGATATAAGTGTTGCTCTAGTTGATGTTGCACCCGTTGCGTTAGAATTCCATTCAAAAGTAGCCCCATTTGAAATTGTTGCAATAAGTTTATTACCAAAATTATCTAGATGCCATAATCCAGGTGCAGTTATAATGTCACCTGTTTGCGATGCACCCCATTTTGTATAATCTGATGCATCAGTAACTGTTGCTCCATCAGAGTGTGATGCAGCTGTTGTGTTATCTGATCCTCTTGTTAATCCTGATAAAGTTTCTGTTGAAGTATCATTTGCAGTATAAACAATTCTTTCACTATCTATTACGACAGTTCCAGAAGAAGGAAATGATCCTGAATCTGCTAGTACGATACTTGATGAACCTGAAGTTAAAGCTCCATCTAAAGTTGACGTTCCTGCACCTAATGCAGTACCACCCCATAATCCTAGTCCCCAACCGGCAGCTGACTCTTCAACTGCAGGTCCTATTTTATAATAATGTTTGACTCTTATTCCACCTGATGTGGATGCTCCAGATCCTGATTCATTAGATCCCATTTCAACTGTAATCGTCGTTGAAGAAGGAACTGTTGCCACCATGAATACCTTATCATCAAAATCACTAGAACTAAAATCAGAATTAGTAATAGTGGTAAAATTATCCAAAAGAATAATATCGTACTTAGAAATATTGTGATCAGATGCAAATGTAATCGTGACTGTGGCATCGCTTTGTGTTGTTGTGAATGCACTAGTTAAAGTATTTGTACTTTTAAGAGGAGTTATATCATAAAAAGCACCTCCTGAATAGACATATAAAATTCTGTTAGTACCTAATGCAGCGTATTTAATCCCATCTGAATTAACAAAATGGTGTAATGCTGTATTTCTACCAGTTAAAGTAACCGATCCTAATTGAGACCAACCACCTATTTTTTCAGGAGATCCATATCTGAAACGTACGTAGTCTCCACCAATCCATTGCCCCTCGCCACCCGTTGCTGTGACCTGCTTGTTGAATCCTGGTTGTATTCTAATTTTTTGTAGCATAATTATCTCGCGTTACAAGGTACTCCGTTTGAATTTACGAATGGTGCTTCTGCGAATGCGGCAAAAATTATTGTATCACCACTTTTATTTAATCCTTCTGTAGAACTTCTAACTTTAAATCCATTTGATAACATATCTATTGTTTGACTAGCATTTGCTTCTGCTTCAGCTGAGTGAGGATATAATCTTCTATTTTCAGCATTATATCCATCTCTTTTATTATCGAAAATAGTCCATCCTTCAACAGAATCAACATTTCTTATAAGTACAAATGCTGGTCTAAATCCTAAAAAAATAAATGGAGAAGCAGCATTTCCATTGCCTTCATATGAGCCAAACTTGCTGAAGCCTTGTTTTTCTGCAAAGCAGTAAGCAATAAAATCATCTGCATAATTTACATTTGTTGCATCTCCTAAAGTAATAAAAGAAGAAGTAGGTGCTGTATCATTCCATCTATCAGTTACTGTAAAAACAGAATTTGTAGTATTTAAGTATAAAAATTTAGTCCAACCTAAACTATCATGTCCAAACACCCAACTATCTCCTCTTTCTCTTGCTTTAATTATAACAATTTTCGGTGCTACTCCTAAATTATGATTAATCGTTAATCCAGCATTTCCATCTCCAGTATAAGAAATTATATCAAACCCAGCAGTTGCAGATTCTTTCCAACACCAAGCTACATATGCTTCTGTATCAGTATTAACTTTGACATCAGCACCTAAAGCAAAACCATCACTATCAAAAGA